TTGCAGAAGCTGCAGGTGCATCACGCAGTGCTGCTTTCTTAGCTACCGATGCTGCCTTTGCGTCTGCGTCATCAGCTTCAAGAGCCTTCATATACACTACGTCTTCTGCTTCAAGCAGTGGACCGCGTACTTCACGGATTTTATCTTGAAAGATTGTTTTGGCTGCTGCCATATCTTCTGTTATGACTGTGCCACTCAATGACCATGCACCACGGAAGTGACGGTCTGCAGGGACAGTTGCAGTTGAAGCATCAATCTGATTCCCGTCCTTGTCTACGATGTATGTTTGTGCCATTAGGTTTCTCCTCTTAGGCTGCTAAATCTGTGACGCTAAGTTCTTCAGTAATCTTCCAAGCATTGCGCCACTCACGTGAGCCGGGAAGCTGTTCTTTGCGGCAGATAACCATCTTTGGTTTGTTGCCTTGATTCCAGTTTTGCCACACATGCTGTGGGCAATCTTTCATAATCAGGTATTCAATAGCCTGTTCTTCGGTCATAGCATCAATAGGCTTGGTGTCATGTAACAGGTAGCCACGAGTATGCTTCGTGAAGTCTGGTTGTGCTTCATCTTTTGCTAGTTCCCAATACACTTCGACAGGAGGCAGGATACCGCCCTGTAGCGCACACGCCATCCAGTTAGGGTCAGGAACCAATATCTTTGCACATTCATCAACGCTGTCCTCATACACTACGCGATAGTCAGACTGATGACCTTCTAGGTTTTCCTTTGCCCAACATAGTCGGTCAAATAGGTGTGTGCCTTGAAACTCAGGTGTCTGCATTATGCTAGGTCTCCTTGAATTGAACTGCCACCATAAGGCGTATCTGCATCACCAGTTGACCCTGTATTAATGTAACTTAACTGATGTTGCGTTGTTGTTATAGACGTAGACCCATCTGATGTATCAACGCCGCCACTTGAACCAGTGTTTGAAACAGTAGACTGCATCCTTAAAGCAATCGTTGCTAAATAATCATTATTAGAGAAAGCATTACTTACTGTAACTAAAGTTCGACCCGTACCAGAATCTGATATTGATGATACATTCAAACTTTCACGAATGGCTTGGGTGCTGGTTTGGTCTATGTTTAACCAAGCCTTCGCACTACCATTCACAACGTACTGCGTATCCAGCGAACCTGCGGTGCTGTGTTCTAGGGTATCTGCTTTGATTTTACCTAGTGCCATTATTCAGCCTCCAACGCTGTGAGTCTCGACTCAATATTAGCAAGTCTTTGTTCTGTTGCCGCACCCACGAAAGCCAGCAGTTCTGGATAACGGACTCCCATACGAGTCTGGCTGTTACCATCATCGTCAGTCCAAGTATTGCTACACCAGAAAGCGTAGTCAGCCGCATCCAGCCCAGCGTCAGTCATTGCTGTCTGGACTTCCTGTGCAATAACGCCTGTGTGAGTACGTGCATCGTCACCTTTAGCTTCAACTTTATCGTTCCACTTAAAGGTCTTGAAAAGCTGGCTGATGGCCTTTGCCGCAGTAATTTCTGCTGAAGTCAGGCTAGCAATCTGTTGCTTTTCGTTTTCGTCAGATGTTTGAATTGTTCCGTTCGTAGCGTAGATGTCATCGAATCGTGCAGATGATGTACCTAAGTCTATAGCGTTATCTCGACTTGCGCCGCTACTATTAGCAGGTAGAATTGCTGGAACACCATCGTGAAATCTTAGGTTTGTATTTCCTGACCCTATAAAGATGTAACTGTTTTCGACTCCAATAGCCCCTACATTCGTCCCATCTTTATAAAACAAAAGAATATTTCCATTGCCTGTATTGCGTCTAAAATACGCCACACCTGCACTGTCTCCACCTGATAAAGTGCGTGTGAATAAACTTGTTCCATTTTTATGAAGTTCAGCCCCAACTGTAGAAAAATCTGAACTCGTCTTACCCGCCAGCAGATTACCATCGTGGTCAAGGGTCATAGCTGTGCGTGTTTCGCCATCATCCTGAAATGAAAAAACCATACTAGGCTCAACGGTATCCATATCTTCGCCGCTTGCCATTGTGTTTCTTATTGTTGAAACACGAGTGCCATACAGTAAGTCTACAAATCTGTTTGTATCTGTATCCTTCAGACGAAGATTAGGCGAACCATCGTTTAGTGTCACATCGCCATCAACTGTAAGACCATCAGACTGAAGTGTCCCAACAACGTCAACAACGCCTGTTCCATCAGGGTCAATCGTGATGTCGTTGTTACTAGCAAGACTGCTGATTTTATTTGTCTTTACTTCACTCATGCTAGGTCTCCGTGTGCGTTTAACTCTTGGTCAGTATCTTGTGTAATACCGCCGTGACTTTCTATTTCAAGAGCAATAGTTGATGCACCGTTTCTAGCGGTGTTACTTGTACACATTCTACCTGCGCTTGTTCCTCTTGATATAGCGGTTACTGCATAGTTTGCACTGCTAAATGAATTTGTAAGGCCATAACTAAAATCACCAGTTCCGTGGTCTGTTCCTGATGCAAGATTTAGACTAGCTGTAACTACAGCAGAACTTGTTGTAATGCCCCAAACCTTCGCCGCACTCTGCTTAGTCAGCGTAGCCGCACCGCCGCCTGTCGATTGAATGGTATCTGCTTTTAATGTACTCATAGCGTCACCAATGTCCCACCGCTTTCAACGGTTAATGTAACACCACTAGCCACAGTAAACGGACCAGTTACATTGGCGTTCTCTGTAGCAAGGATGGTTGTATCTGCTGTAAGGGATTGTGCGTTGGTACGGAACAAACCACCAGCTTTGAAGTTGCCTTTGTTCTCAGCGGCTGGTGTAATCGTACCCGCTTGTGGGGCAAGGTAATTCACAAAGATATTACCAGTGCCAGAGGAAGGGGCGGCAGTAAATGTTAGTGTAGTGCCATCAGGAATAGTGTAGGCGGCAGTGTCTTGTACAACACCATCAACTGATACCAGCACATCTTGCACAGAAGATACTGTAGTAGTCAGCGTAAATGTGGTATCGCTACCGTCACCATTGAAGCGTTGTACTGCTTTAGTGGCTTGATAGCTACCCGGAACTTTTTGACCAATATACGGCATACTTTATTCCTTATGAACTAATAGTATCGACTACGGAAACCCAAACATCTGCACTTGATGCAGTATCACTCTGTACTTTGAGTACATCACTTGCTTGCATTACAACCTTTGCACCACCATCTAGTACCTGCAGGGTTGAACCTACAGGGATAGGTGCATCTTTAATGATGTAATAGTCGTTAGACCCATCATTGATAAACACATCCATTAGAATCTGTGTTGTTGTAACGTTGGCAATATTGATACCAATCAGTGCATCATCGGAGTTGGCTGTACGCATTGTTACTGCGGCTGTACCAACATTCCTTGCAATGTTTCTTTCAAAATCCTGTGCCATTACTTCTCCTCTGCTGCTATTATACAGCAATAATATTAAATAGTCAAGTTAAAGTGCAATCGCCATAGCCACTGCGAAACCCGCTGTTGCACCCGATGCTGGTAAATTGGTCAACTGAGAGCCATCTACCGCTGGTAATCGTGCAGAACCGTCCAGTTGCACTGCGTTGTTTGCGGATGTACCCGCTGTCAATACTGCTGCCGAACCCAAACCTAGCGTACTACGTCCCGCTGCAGCATCAGCGTCATCAACCAGACTGCGACCAAAGGCCGTAAAATCGGTGACTGCGTACGTATCGCTGCCCGTAGTATAGATAATTTTATTGGCTGCGGTAGTGAGGCCAGCAATGGAAGTAAGGCCAGCATCGTATGCTTGTACGTCTGAGCCAATGGCTACTCCTAGAGTTGTACGTTGAGCCGAAGCATCCGCGTCGTCGAGCAGGGCTTTACCTGCTGCGGTCAAGTCGTACGTTGCCGCACTCCCAGAACCAGTGAACTGAATGCCTTTGTCTGCTGCAGAAGTCAATCCGGCAAGGGCTGCAAGTTCCGCATCGTATGCTTGTACGTCAGACCCGATAGCCAAGCCCAAAGTAGTGCGCTGGGCTGAAGCGTCGGCATCATCTAGCAAAGCTTTACCTGCGGCAGTCAAGTCGTAGGTTGCAGCAGAGCCACTGCCAGTAAACTGGATGCCCTTGTCGGCAGCGGATGTCAGACCCGCAAGTGCCTGTAGTTCAGCATCTAGGCGGGCGTTAGCCACTGTGCCTGTAAGCTGAGATGCGTCGATAGCTTTGTTGGTTAAGGTCTGCGAACCAGACAGGGTAGCAACTGTGCTGTCAATAGCGACAGTCAAAGTGTTGCCCGAACCGCTGGTGTCAATACCCGTTCCACCCGCAATGTCCAAAGTTTCGCTATCTAGGTCGATGCTGAGTGCGCCGCCACTGTCACCTTGAAAATCCAAATCAGATGCAGTTACCTGTGCGTCTACGTATGCTTTGATTGCTTTTGCAGATGCCAGTGTGGTATCTGTTCCAGCAACACTTGACAGGTCTGTGTCGAGGACGCCTGACTTGAGGTTGTCTACTTCGATGTTAGATACGGTGTTGTTGTCCACATCGATTGTTTTGTTAGTAAGACTTTGCGAACCTGTCAGGGTAGCTACAGTAGAATCAATAGCAAAAGTAACAGTGTTGCTTGAGCCGCTAGTATCAATACCAGTGCCGCCTGTAAGCGTGAGAGTT